AATGATAAAAATGTAACATCAACTTCTGCATTAGGAAGAAATGCATCGATGATTAATTACCATCAAGAAAATCTTTCTGGTTCTGTATTATCTGCAAGTATTGATTTGAATAGTATGACAATTGAAGAAAAGATGGTTGCCACTGGAACTTATGATACTTTGATAAAGGATAACAAATTCCATGTTCCTTTTAGAGCAGGCAGTCTTAAAACTGCACCATCGGTTTCGATTTCTGTAGTGTATGACTCTGCAAGGGGAGAGTACAGAATTGATGGTTTTGACGAACCAAAAGAAAGAGGTTCTGGAATCACATCACTAGTAATTGACCCAAATGAATGGGGAAATATGTTTCCAAATTGGCCTGGAGATGTAAACGATAGAGTTAAAATTAACTTAACACAAGAAGGTGGTATTCCAAAGCATCTTGATGAAGTTTTGGATACTTCTGCATTAATGCATGTGTCGATAAATGCAAATGATATTTTTGATACCTTTAAGGCCGTTACAACAGGAACAACTAATCCACCCGGTCAATTTGATTTTTATGCCATACAAGAACTTTATGATGAAGAAGGACAGTCAATTTATAGTGGTTTGGGTAAAAATGCTACGAATTACAAATCTCTAGTACCTGTGATTACATGTAGTCCAGTGACTGGGGTTTTTTCATCAAGTGGACCTGGATTTGATGCATTACCAAAAGCAAAAGAGGTAATGCACAATAGTGAACGACTAGTAACAACAGGGAACAAAAACATATACACCGACATCACTTTGAATAATCTTGTTGCATATGATTCAGAATATATAAGCAGTTCGGAAATTAGAGTTCCACTTCAAACTTCTTATGCAAAGGATTTGGTAGGTGAAACCCTTTGTGTCATTACAAATATTGATGACACTACCGCAAAATTGTCAATGAATGTGGAGAGTGTATATTATCATCCAAAAAGTAATGGAAATGCTGATATAGATTTTTCCAAAACTAAACACTATTTACAGAATCCAATAACAGTTGATTTAGAAGATAATCAACGAGTAATATCTTTGGAAATTTTGTGGGGACAAGACCAAGACCTCGGCAAGGTAACAACATCTTAGGAGATTAATTTAAAATGACAAATATACAACCATTATATAAAGGAGGGTGGCCAGACGGTTCATTTCCTTTAACACCAAAACCCTACTATAGTAGGACTGAAGATAAAAATGTAAACTTTGATGACAATGCATTGGACGAAAAAGGTAATTATAAATCTATTGCATTTAGACCTGGATTTTCCCTACAAGCATCTGAACTAAATGAAATTCAAGAAAACTTTCAGTTGCAAATGTCTTTGACAATTTCAATGATGCACAACTGGATTACTTCTGGTGCAGGATATTTGTGGAGGCCTTGGGAATCTCATTCTCCTGGTGGAGAAGGTGGTGCTTGGGCGCCCAATGGTACATTACCACCTGCGGCACTAGAAACAGGAATAGGTATTGGTGGTCTTGCAGGAGGTCAAGGTCATAGCCGAGAATTTGTTGTATCTGGTCCTGGATGGAGAGGTGCAACACCTTTACATCCTTTTGAATCTCCATACCAACAACCGAATAGTACTGCTGGTTTAAAATCCGTACATGTGTTGTCTGGAAGTGATAAGGTTACATTTACATTTAATCCAGGATGGTGGTTAGTGGAAGACAAAGGTCACTGGAATGGTGTGGATGATATGCCAAATCTTGTTAGTGGATTGAAACACTGGATTTATTTAAAAAATCCAATCGAACATGAAGTACCTACTACCAATAGAGGAAAATATATTGTCGTAGGTCTTAAACTAAACACGGAGTACATAGAGTGTGGAACATCAACGGATGGAACTCAAGATGAAGAACTTGCAGACAACGCAACAGGTACATCTAACTCTGCTTCTTGTGGTGCAAGTAGGTATAGTGTTAATTTCTTAGGGGACATACAGAGTACAGATGCGGCAGATGATATTGCAATTCCAGAATCAGCATGGGGATTGGGCGAACAAGGGTTTGTGGATAGAGAAAATATGAATCCTGTGTGCGTTATAGACACATCAAGCAAAGAAGTAAGATATATGAATAATTTATTGATTCTAGATTATAATTAGTATAAAAGGTATAAATAAAGTAAAGAGATAACACATGGCAAATGTAGACGACAATTATTACGACATACCATATCTAACAGGTAACGACACCTTTTTGGATTGGGTTAATCATTACAACAATTATGCTGTTGAGAAACTCAACAAAATAAGGATTTATGATGGAGTTTCTGGTGATGGTGTTGGACTCACTCTTGGTACTACTGCTGATGGTACAACTTGGGGTGGAGTTTTTAGAGTTGATTTAAATGATACAATAACCAAAGGTATTACATTTAGTGATGATATTACGATTCAAGGAACTTTAAATCTTGATGGAGATTTTGTACTAGGTGGAATCAAAACTAGATATGGCCATTCAGCAGGATTAACTGGAATTTCTGGTGGATTTACTGTTGGTCAACCAATAAGAATGTCTACTGTGCAAGATGATTACTCTGGATTGGATTATGGTTATGGATTTACTCTTGCACAAGCAAGTGGTGTTACTGGTGCAGAAGTTTATGGTGTTGTTTCTAAAGTAGTTTTAGGAAGTGCCCCATATACAGAAGATAACACATATTTTGAAGTTACTACAAATGGTGTAATTCAAGGCGACTTTACCGAAGCAACTAATACAGGATATGGTCTTAGTGCGGGTGAAGTATATTTCTTAGACCCAGGCGTAACTGGTGGAATAACTAGAGTTGAACCAGTAGTTGCAGGGCAAGTTAGTAAACCTGTTTTGTTGGGTATTACTTTAGATAAAGGATTAGTTCTTAATTATAGAGGACAATACTTACAAGGTGCAGGAACTGGTGGTACTGGTGGTATAGACAATAATAGAAGTATTGTTCAGATAGACAATAGTGTTTCTTTTGAAGTGGGTCATGTTGTCGGTTATGATTTGAGCGAAGGACAAGCAGATGCTTACGGTTGGTTTATATGTAATGGTGATACAAAGTTAAATTGGGACAAAGCAGTCGGTGTATGCATTAAAGCAAATTTTGATGTTGGTGGAAATAAATATATCGAAATAGCAAACAGTGGATGGGTAGACGAGTTCCCATCGGAGAGTCAAACTGGTGTGTTGTATGTGGACCAAACAAACGGAAAACTAACCAGTACTAATCCTGGAACAGGGGAAACAGAAAAGATATTTGCTATAGTCTGGGAAAACGGTGGAACTTATCGTGGTATTATTCTTAATCACTTATCAGATATGAAAAAATCTGACTCATCCCAATTATCTTCTTCTGTAGGTTCGTGGGCGTATCGTTCTTCAACTGCCAGTGGTGTAACATTTGGAAGTGCAATCAATCCAAACATGATGATTAATGGTGGGTTTGATGTATGGCAAAGAGATATTGGTAAGAGCAGTTCTTATGGAACAACTGGAAGTACATACTTTGCAGACCGTTGGGTAAGGATTGATGGTATTTCTTATGGAACTGGTTCAGCATATACCTCTGGTAAGTGGAACATCGAAAGACAAACTTTCAGCACAAACCAAACAGAAGTATATGGTCAACCAAAATATTACTGTTCTATACAGAATGATATTACATCTGGTACAACTTTAGACTATGTTCATATTGAAAATAGAATAGAAGATGTTCGTACTGCAAGAGGCGAAACAGTATCATTATCATTCTGGTCTAAGTGTGGTGTCACTGGTTCAACAATGGATATTGCTGTTACACAGTGGGATGGTAATACTGCATCAACAACATATCCTTCTACGGTTTCTTTGGGAACAGTGTGGAACAAATATGAAGTAGCATTCCAAGTTCCAAACATAACTACAACGCCAACAGGAAAACATTATCTTGGTGTAGGGTTTAGAACAGAAAAATTATCAGGTACAACTTTAGATTTAGCAAAAGTTAAATTGGAAAGGGGATTGGTTGCTACAAACAATCCGTGGACCGAAGAAAATGAAGAACATAATAAGTGTAAGAGATTCTACCAAAGAAGTTACAATCTAGACGAATCTACACATACAGTAACTATGTTGGATAATAATACTCCTGCTATTAGTGTTGTAGACTTTACAATCACACCAGAAAAAGATGTATTCTATAAATTCCCAGTACCACTAAGAGATACTCCATCGATTACATTCTATTCTCCAAAAGAAGGATATACTGGTGATGCATACAACAGAACTGCTGGTAAAGACTTGAGAAATACATCTGGAACATATGGATGGAATGGTGCTGCCAGAATAGCAGGTGCGGGTGCTACTACTATTAGTGCAGATTATTATGATAAGTATGGAATTTATATTACTATTCCTTCTGGTGCAGTTATATTTGATAACATTTCATTACACTATCTTGCAGATGCAGAATTAGATGATAATATGGTTTGGAGAAGACCTAGTTAATACAGGAGTTATACAATAATGCCAAGCACTAATTACAGTTCAAATCTTTGGGGAAATACAAATAATCTTGATATTTCTAATAGTGGTGCAAGACTTATAATGTCGCATCCTATTAGTGGATTTTCTGGTGGAATTATGACACACCCACTTTATGGTGAAACTGCTGGCGATGGTGTTACGGCTGGAGATGTTGTTCGATATGATACAGTCCCAGATTCTGTAAGTTATAATCAATATACAAAAGCAATTGCTAGTTCATCAGAATATGCAGAAGTTGTTGGTGTTATTGAAACTATAGAAAATGATATAGTAAATGTTGTTCTATCAGGACAAATTAAATTCCCGACTGCTAGATTTGCAACAGCAGACTATCAACCATCCACTGGAGTTGGTGGTGCATCTGGTGGAAATGATGTTTACTTTTTAAGTGGAGTAACTGCTGGCGGTATTAGTAATCTTGCACCAAATGTTGCAGGACAAATTGCTAAACCAGTTCTTCAAGTTGCAAATGATGGTGTGTTCAATGCACATGTTGTAAATTATATTGGATATCAAATTGGTGGTAATGTTGCTGGCAGCACAGAAAATGTCGCTGTAGAAGGTGCTATTAACGAAGTTGTTGATTTTGATGGTACACTTACTATAGATGAAAACAATTGGCACGATTTGAGCGAAGAAACATGGTTGCCTTATGATTCGTCACATTCCACATATACAGATAGAACATATCAAGGTTTCTGTGACACCTATCTTGCAGGCGGTATTTATGGTGTAGAATATGACATCGTTGTTTCTTCTACACCGTCAAGTACAATGAATGGCAAAACGATTACACAGAAAGATTCTAAAGGAAGAACAGAATGGAAGGGTACTGTTACAGGAGTAAATAGGGTAACAGATACAATTACTGTTCGTTCTACAGAAAAATCAAGTAGTGGTAATATAAAAGACCCAGATGTTACTAAAAATGTTTACCACAACAATACTCAATATACTCCTACTACTGTCACAAAAATGGCATTTAGATTACCACTTATAGTTTCTAGTGATACTGTTTCGTTTACTGACATGTATGGGGTTTCATCAACAAAGAATAAAAAATTCGTTATACACACAGAAGGAGATGATAGAAAGGCGGCAATAACAATTGGGGAGAACATCACACTTCTTGATTTAACAGCAACTGGTACAATTACTGGTACGGATGCTGACGGAAATACAATTACAGATTTAGTAAAACAAGTAAAATTGCTTTCTGATGATTCTATAACTCATGCTAATAAATTAAATGTAACATCCACAGTTCCTGCGGTAACATGAGGTAATAATTTTATGGTAGTATATGGTAGCAGTTATTTTAAAGTTATAGGGGCAACCGAAGTAACTGGACCTACTGGTAATACTGGTGCAACTGGACCTTCTGGACCATCTGGAGCAACCGTAGCAGGGGCAATCGGATGGAGTGGTGGTGGTATCACCGCAATGTATAAAAATGCAACGGGTGGACTTTATACAGAATTTGAAAGGTGGGAAGATGGAACTTCTAATATTTCAAATTGGACAACTCCTGATTCTATTCTAGGACCTACTGGTAATACAGAAACTATCATATATGGTGGACATACTTATGATGCCGCTGGTGGTGCTACAGTATTTTATGTTCAAGATTCTTCAACTAAAATTACTCTCAGAAGCATTGAAGGTACTGGTGGTGTTTTAACAAATACAACATATGAAGATTTAAATACCATTGACTTAAATTATGACCGTGGAAATTTTGGTTACTTGGATGTTACAGGTGGAATTGTTTCGGGTGGTGATGGCATTACTGGTCAATTTGTTGGTGGACACAGACAAGGACTTACTGGAGCAACTTATAGTATAAGTGGTGCATCTGGTGGTATTAATGCTAAACTGAAAAGTTATAGAGAAAACTCAAAATTTTTAAGTTCTAGACACAACAATGATAATTTAGGAACAACATTTGACATCGTAACATATGATGGTGAGTTTCCTCCATATAAATTACAGATGGATGGAACTGATGGAACACTAAATCCAAATGGATTTGGTGTGGTTGAATTAGACTTAACTTCTGTTGATGGATTTGACTATACTGTTGGTAATACTGGACCAATACAACTGATTAATGTTGCAGATGCTAGTTTTGGATATACAGGAAATAATATTGGTGTATTAACAGATGTTGGTAAATCCTTTACACTCATAGTTAAAGGTGCAACATATGGAAACCAAAACAATTTCCAGTTTACAAATGTTGTTTGGCCTTTCGATAGACAACCATGTTTCAGTGGTGGAACAGATATATTTAATTTCTTCTGGTTGCCATGTGAACCAAGATATTCTCCTTGTCCAGGCGAACACAACCCCAACGGTAGTGTAATTTGTCCAGATGGTGCCGCGTGGCATGGAAATATAGTTCAATGGAACTCTACTAGTACTGTTATAGAAGAAGGAACTTCTGACGACCCATTCTTCTGTCACAATAATGAATTAGACTGTGGTGAATTTTTATATTATCCAGAGGAAGCAGTCAACATGGTTGGCAGTGAAAGACAATCATTTGGTGGGACTGGTTCTACAGGTGCTTGCTGTAGAGGAGAAGGTAAATGCATACACACAACAGAAGGTTTGTGTACAGGATATTGGCACGGTTCTTCAACAGTATGTGGTGGATTAACTAGCGGTTTTACAGGAAGTATTTGTTTTGATACAGGTGCGTGTTGTGTTCACTACACAAATGGTGGAAAAGTAGAATGCTTCAACGATTTAAGTGTAGACGATTGTATAAATCTTGGTAAACTTTTAGATGTTGAAACTTCCTTTGGTGGATTATCAGCAGACTGTAGAAACATGGACTGTGATAATGCTAGTAGAGATTTAGGTGCATGTTGTGATGGTAGAGGAGGATGTTCACAGAAAACAAGAAGTGAATGTCTTACACTCGGTTATTATTTTCATGGAGAAGGAAGTGTATGTTCATTAGATGATGGAACTGAAATTTGTTATGGTGGAACAGGTGCTTGCTGTCAATCCCGTGTACCATGTGGTATTGCAACAGGAAGTGATTGTATAAAAGATGGTAACTTATATGCAGGTGTTGGTATAGATTGTGAAGATATTACATGTAGAACCGATGAACATAGTAGTTGCGTTGCATCTGTTGCAGGGTTAGACCTTGTGCCTGGAGATGAATATGCAGGTGGTATTGTGGTTGGACTTTATAGACCATTTGGTTCACAGGTATTTGGTTCTCCTAGTTTTGGTAAAGACAAAACTACTAATTGGAATGAATTGATGCTTGGTGCAACTGGTTCTTTATCAGATAATTTAGGATTAACCTGTGATGTATATCGTTCCAAATATGATTGGCATGGATATGGGTTTACTTCAGAAAAAGGATGTCCAGATTATAATAAATTATCATTAGAGGACGATGAGTTATCTAGACCAGATGCATATTATATGATAATCTCACCATCTCCAATTGCAATAACTGGTGATAGAGAAGTTGTAAACTATAACAATTCAGACTTTGATGGTGCGACTCAAGAATTCTATTGGGGTAATAGAGGAAGTTCATGGGGACCACTTTATAATCCAAACACAGGACAGGTTGATGAGATAAACGAAAAATATATTGAAACAGTATTTAAACTGTCTGAAGGATATTGGTTTAATGAAAACATTGGTGAACAATCATTAAATGTTTTAGGAAGCCATACATTTACATCTTGCAGAAATGCACGAAGACTTGGTACAGGATATGCACAGAAACTTACAACAAAACCCTTGCAATCTGCACATGGACTTTGGCACAGAAACTGGGGAATCTATAATAATATTAGAATCATTAATGCTGACAATGTATTATACAAAGGATACGATGATAAAAATGGTCACTATTCATCAACAGACTTTGGTCCAGGATTGACAAGTGATTATATTTCTGCATTCAGAGCAACAAGATTAATGGATGATAACTTAACAACCATTACAGGTGGAACAGGCACAAATATTCCTGAAGTTTCATCGTGGTATATTCCAAGTCACGATGAAATGTCATTCATTGCTTCTAATTGTATAGACAGTAATCCACATGATTTCAATTTAAATGCTTCCTTGTTGATAAAGGGTGCTGTTCCACTTGAGGGTTGGTATTGGACATCTACTGGTGCATTTGATGAAACAAAGGGAAGAACTGCATCAGGAGAAGGGATTATAGGTACTGGTGGTTCTACTGCTGACCCAGGCACTCTTGCATGGGCAATGAAATTTAATATAAATCAAGAAGAAAATAAGTTCCTTGTAGGGAAGAAAAATAGAACACAAAATACATATAAGGTAAGACCCATTCGTTTAATTAGGTGTGATGGTAAATATGCAACGGGTGGTAATGGAAACCAAAAACTTTGGGATTTACCAAAAACATTAAGAGATTCAGACCAAGGAATTAACCAATAACATGCCAGTAATTTACGGTTCAAGCAGAATACAAGAAACAAGTGTTAGTGGTTCTATTCAAGGACCCACAGGTAACACTGGTCCTACAGGACCAACAGGTAACACTGGTCCTACAGGACCAACAGGTGCTACTGGTATTACTGGGGATGGAATTACATTCGAGTGGTATGATTTCGATAGTGGTGTTGCAGGATTTTCATATGGTATAACCTCTGGTGGTAATTCCTATGGTCTTGGAACAATAACATTTACTCTTGATACAGGAACAACAATTGCAGTAACTGGTTGTACAGGTGCAACAGGTGATGGTATTGCATTTGATTATGGTCAATGGCATACATCCTTTGAACTTGATAATACTGTTAATACTTCTTCGTCTGGGAATCCATACAGTGAAATTTTTTCCCATTTAGAATCAGACGGCACTGCTGGCGGGACTGCATATTTTAGAACTCTTACTTCAAGTGGTAGAGATATTTCTATAGAGGGTGTTACGGATTATTATATCCGAATAAGAGGAGCAACATATGATTATGGTATTATGGGTAATACTGGAGAATTGCTTCACATATATGATGGATTATCTGCACACGGTTCATTAAATACTTTCTGGGATGATGATAAGAAAAATCTTACAGCAAGATTAACAACATTTAGAGAAGCAAAATCATCAGTAAATCTTTATCATCAAGATTCTATTGGAAATACTGCACCTGTTGGTGGTTCTAGTGGTGGTGGAACTGGTGAATTTGTTCCATTCACTTACATAACCACAAAAGATGGCAAAACCGAAATCTATTCTGGATTTCATATGGGACAAACACACGATTCTGTGTTGGGTGCTTCTATAGATGTAGAACATGTGTTTAGCAATTCAAAGACAATACACGATACGCAATATTCAAGTGCAAGTAATCTTGGTTCTTGTTGTTATTGTACTGATAGTGATATAGCAGACGATTATCCAGGATGTGTGGATTATGTTACAGAAGAATATTGTACTAATCTTGGTGGTGTGTTTGATACAACAACTTGTCTTGCAAGACCAGAAGGACCAAATTGTTATTCAGAAGGTGCTTGCTGTGTAAATGGAATATGTGCAGAAACCTCTTTGAATAAATGTAGAAATGTTTATGGTGGTTTTTATGTTGAAGGAAAGACTTGTGTTGATGTTGAAATTTTAGGAGGTTGTCCAGAACCTTGTCAAGATACAGGTGCTTGCTGTGTAGGAGGTGCTTGTTATGAAATGAGTGAATATCAATGTTCGTTTGAACCGAACAGTTTATTCGTTGATGGTGGTGTGTGTACAGGAGAAAATGCTGTAAACTGTTGTTTAGAAGGAAGCATCGGTGCTTGTTGTGTGGAAGAAAGATGCTATGAAACTTCCCCTGCGATTTGTTCAACTCTTATTGCATCGAATGGTATTACTAAAGGAGTATTCTGGGGTGTTGGTTCTCGATGTGCAGGACCTTCTAGAATTGATGGTGGTGGTGACAATGAAGGTGCGGCATATGCACCATTTAGTTGTACATGGTCGCCAGAGAGTGGTAATACACAAGAAGAATGGTTAGAACAGTGGGGTTCATTAGGTCCTGTTGGTTTGGTTAATGTTGATGGAGTTTGTATAGATGTAAACGGTGACCCACTGTCCAATGAAGACGGAAGTCTAATATATCCACCATGTCCTGCATGTGTTGGTTGGCAACAGCATATAGGTGGTCCTTGTGTAGATGAAAATAATAACCATGTAAACATTTGTGAATGTGTTGGTTACGGTGATGGACCTGGAGAGTGTTATGTAGAAGACCTTCCAATATGCCAACCAGGCAGTGTAGATATAGAAAACCAATGTGAGGGTATGTGTTGTTACCGAAAACAACTTGACGGTGTATGGACTTGTGGACAGAAAACAAGAGATGCATGTTCAGATATGAACGATGGTGTCGAAAATAATTACTCTCACATTAAGTGGAGTGGATGTTCAACTAACAATTATAGTTTACCACCCAACCCGATAGGACCTCCAACTTATTTGGGTGATGACCACTTAATTGAAGGTGATAACTATGTGTGTGCGAAAGGGAATAATGATAATCCTTGGATGTATCCAGAAAGAAAACCAGATGTAATGTTGCAAGTTGATACTAATATAGAGATGTTCCAATTCTCAAATATTATTAAACCTGCACTTTCTTCTTTTGTAGACCAACTAGATTCAGTATATGAAAAAATAGGATTTAACGATTCAGTATTTGCAGACACTTCTGTGGATGTTTCTCTTACTAATAATTATGCAATAGTAAAAGAAGGTATAAACAGTATGGCAATTGGGGATAGGGTGCTTGCTAGACCATTACAGTATGTTAAAGGTAATTTTAGAGATGTCACAGATTATATCAATACTGAAACTGGAACTAGTCACGGAAAAATATTAGTCATATTGTCTGACGGAAACTGGAGGTCAGAAGCAGAGAGAGATGCGGCACATGCAGAAGCACAAAATATAAAGAATGATGGTGTTATAATTTACGCTATAGGTATAAACACACAAACAGAAAACACAAACCCTGATTGGGTAAGTCCTCTTGCAACTTCTTCTGTTTATTATAAAGAAATTATGCCCAATGAAATAAAGGATACTTTAAATCAGATTGGTCATGCAATTTCATGTGGTGGTGAGGATGTTACAACTTCTACAACAACAATGAAGACAGGTAGTATTATATTAGCAGATGGTAATCCTTATGAATGTTGCTGTGACCATGATGGTACTGCTTTACAGGGATTAAATCTTGGTGGTAATTTAAATAATGGAATTACCGACTTAACCAATATGTCTTGCTGTGATGAAAGTGGTGAACCATGTCCTAGTGGGTTTGATACTTCAGAGTTAATGACATCATGTTGTTGGTGGTTGAATGAAGGTGAAGGCGCTATCAACGAAACTGTTGGTCGTTCATGTGAATGGATTGGTAGTGACGGAAGTCCTGCTCATCCATGGCTGAGTGCTGACGAAGTTTGTATGGCACTTAAACATGGTACTTCTTTCCCAGATAATAATTGTAACAATGTTGACATGGATGGTTGCTGTTGCTTCATAGATACTTGGTCGTTACCTTCTCACCTAACATGGTTGTCGGAATTCACTGATTGGCAAATTCCAGAAGCAGGGGATTGCATTGAACAAGGATGGAGTGGATACTATACACACCAAATGAACAGAACTCGATGTGAGTTTTATGGCGGTTGTTGGGTACATCAAGGAACATGTGATGGTGGTGTTGCTGGTGGTGAATGTCCAGACGGCAATTCCTGTGGATAGTTGATATAAATATATTATGGAAACTTCTACAAGGAATGAAACACAATGCCAGTAATCGGAAGTAGTTCAATAACACCAGACTTTAACGCAATAGGACCTTCAGGTCCAAGTGGCGCTACTGTTGCTGGACCTACAGGGAACACTGGAGCAACTGGTGCAACTGGTGCGGTTGGTGCAACTGGTGTTCATGTCGTTTCTACTAGTAAAGCATTTCCATATTTAAATCTACACTTATCTGACGGTTCTATAGTTCAAATAGATGGAGTTGCAGGAATAACTGGAACAACTGGTGCGGTTCGTGGTGTTAATCTAGGTGATGGTATCACAATATTTGGTACAGCGGGTAATGGTGTTACTGGCGCCACACTGTGGTTTAGAGGAATCACTTCTGATGGTTCTGTTTCTATCTACTTATCTGAAGATAGTAATACTATTGCTATTAGTGGTGATACTAGCAAACAGGGAGGAACTGCGGGTACACTTGCTACAGATAGATTCTTGTATCTTTCTGAGGGTGGTACTGCGAGTTATTCAGGATTAACATTTGAATCTGGTGGTATAATGTCATTCGATAATACTGCAACACTAGACCCAGAAGAAAATATTATTACTACTAGTTCTGTTGCAAGTTTCGGTGAGATTGTTGGTATTACTGGCGGAGAGGTTGTTGTAGGTGGTGAAACTGCCGGTGATGGAAAAGGAATTCAATTAGAAGTTAGACATGCTTCGGTATATAAAATTAATACACCCATTGGAATTGGTGGATTTACTGGAGAGTTTGGTTCGGAAGAAGTTTTTAGTTTCTCTGCTATTATTAATGGAAATCATATATGGGCTTTCCCATCAAATATTTACTTTGACGAAGATGATGCATACTTTTCTTGTGCAGAGGATATTGTTAATTTTATAACGACTGATGGTGGTTCTACATGGAATGCTTCATTTGCTGCCAGAGGATATGGTGCAGAAGTTGGTGAGTGTGATGGAATACAAACATTTGGTTCTTGTTGTTATAATGATGACAATGGCGCACAACAATGTATAGAATATATTACACAAAATTCTTGTCAAGAAGATTTTAATAATGGAACTTGGGGTTCAAACTTTTCATGTGCAGATAATTGTGGTAGAACTGCGGATGGTATTTGTTGTAGTGAGGGTGGTGATTGGGGAGGTTTTAATGACACTGGACTTTGTATTCAAGGTTCGGGAGTTGCAGAATGCAATTACTTCGGAGGAAGTTTCTGGAATTATTTTTATTATGATATTGAAGGAGAGTTGTTAGAAGAACCAGAAGAAATTAAATGCACTATGGTATTACCAGAAGGTTATGATAAATTATGTGCAGAACCTTGTATAGAAAGTCTTTGTTGTAAAGATGGTGCGTGTATTGGTGATTCTATAGGAACTACAATACATGGTTCAGTTTCACCATTAATATGTAAGAGAGTTTTTGGTGGACAAGTAATAGAAAATGCAGTGTGCGGTGAAGTAGATTGTTGTAATTATAGTAAGATGGAAGGTGCGTGTTGTTATCCAGAAGTTGAAGGGTGTGATGTAATATCTGCATTTGATTGTACAACGAGTGGTGGTATATTCATGGGTCCAGATACTGAATGTTTAAATGATGTTTGTTGTTTTAATGATGAAATAGGTGCATGTTGTTTAGACTCTAATGCTTGTGATTGTTGTGGTTATGCCGGTGGAACTACTAACTGTTGTAAAAATCTAAACAGTTCTCTGTGTCTTAGAATTGGAGGTAGATGGATAGGTGGAAATACTTGCATAGAAGATGTCAATTGCCAGTGTGGCAGTTCAATGATGTGTATAGAGGTGGACGAACCAACAGGTGCGTGTTGTATTTCTGGTGATTATACAAATCAATGTTATAATAACATAACTCAAAATAGTTGTCAAGCATTGTTTGGCGGTGAATACATGGGAAATAATAGTACTTGTGATGATGAATTATGTGGATGGGATGCTTACGAAGGCGCATGTTGTAGAGGAAAAAATGATTGTTATACTGACACCGAAGAAAATTGTCTAAGTCTTGGATATACTTGGAACGGTTCTCCTAATTGTACTGGTGTAAAGTGTTGTGAAGATGATACAGTTGGTGGATGTTGTTGGTTTGATATAGGGTTGAGAACAACAACATGTACTGATTTAAATATTTGTCAATGTAATGAACTCAATGAGAGTACTTGGAATTCTAAAAAATGTAAGGATGGTTTACAATGTGAACCAGACCCATTTGGTGCGTGTTGTAGAGAATATATCTGTACAACAGAAACAGAGGGTGATTGCAATAAGGGCGGTGGTAAATGGCAAGGGGAGTTTGACTGTAAGTCTGAAACTTGTGGTTCTCCAGACCCAGAGGGTGCATGTTGTATTGGTAGTAAATGTTCAATAACAACAGAGATTAATTGTAAAGGTGCAGGTGGTCTATATCAAGGTGATAACTCAAAGTGTGAGAGTGATACTTGTTATTTCAAAAATGGATGTTGCCCAGATAACACACCATATGTTCATATATGTGGGCAATTGTCTTCTCCTACAATTGGGCAAGAGTGTGGAACTTGCACCGAATCGCATCCAGATTGCACCGAGGGAACTTGTATTTGTGCCCATGAATTTGGCACAAATCAAACAAAATGTTTCAATTATAACCAACTTGGTTGTTATGATATTCGCCCATTAGAATGTACATCAACACAAGCGTGTATAGATGAGTATGGTTCTAATTATGCATGTATGAATAAATCGAATTGCGATTCTTGTGATAATGAGTATGGATATTGCGGTGAACTGTGTGAGAATCCAGACTGCGGTGGAACACCGACAGGTGCATGTTGTATTGTTGGAACATGTTTTGAAGATTCATATACTCAAAAAACATGCATAGAAGCGGGAGGTGAATATAAGGGGGATGGTTTGACATGCAAAGATGTAACTTGTATTCAACCACCAACTGGTGCATGTTGTTGGAAAGAAACTTGTTTTCTCGACATGGAGGAAGATGACTGTCTTGCACTTGATGGTGGATTTTATCACGGTGATTATACGACAAAATGTCCAAATTGTGTTCCAATTGGTGTGTGTTGTATTGACCATGAATGTTCTTCCATGCAAATGACTGAAGCGGACTGCATTAATGCCGGTGGAGATTGGGAGGGAGATGGTTCAGAAGAATGTACAGATTGCAACCCAGTGGGTGCGTGTTGCGTTGATTGGAAATGTATCCCATATACTGAAAAATTCTGTCTTGCACTTGGTGGTAATTATGCAGGTGATGAAGTAGAATGCTCTGCACATCCAAATTGTACAGAACCAACTGGTGGATGTTGTCAAGAAGATGGAAATTGTATTCAACTATCACTAGAGAATTGTGCAAAATATTGGGGCATTGATACAGCACAGGCAGTGAAGTATGAGTATTGGATAGATGATGAATGTCCCGACCCAATTGAAGATTTTTGTTTTGGAACTTGCTGTAGGGGGAATCCCAGCAATGCAATCTTCCCAGACTGTACTGATGCGACTTGTTTGCCACAAGAATGTAGTGAAGAATCTCGCGATGCCTGTATGGAGCAGGGTTGCACTGGGTGGTGGTCTAGATATTATAGAACATGTGAAGAATTAGCAGATAATACCAATGATTATCCCCATTGTTCTAGTGGATGTTGTACATGCGAATATTCTGGTGCATGTTGTGTATTAGATGAATGTCAAATAGTGAACACACAGGATGATTGCACTGCTCTCGGTGGAGTTTTTCATGGTGACCAAACTACATGTGTTGATTTCTCATGTCCACCAAGTGGGGATGGATGGGGTGCATGTTGTTATAAACATAGCGGGGACAATGACTATCCAGAATGTAATTCCTGTGAATATGCTTGTTTTGATGGAGTTATTTGGGACGAAGACTATTGTTTAAATGTTGCAGGAGGCGGGGAAGCATGTAACCTATGGAATCCTTACCTGACATGCGACCAGATTAAAGATGTGGGTGGAACGAAATGTTGTGGGGACACACCACAGGGTGCATGTTGTGACGGTGCAACTTGTACTTATGGAACTGAAGCAGATTGTACAACAGGTATTTACCAAGGAGATTTTACATCTTGTGGCACTAACCCATGTGGTGGTGGTGCATGTTGCGATTATGATACAGGTAACTGTACAGACGAAACCGAAGAACAATGCAATAATATATGGAACTTCTATTTTCATGGAGTAGGAACATCATGCTCAGACGAGAATATAACTTGTTGTTCCGATACGGAATTTGGAATTTGCTGTCTTCCACCATCCGTTGGTGGTTGCATCGAAAATTGGCCACAGTGTGAATGTGATGCCATGCTTGGTCTTTTCTTTCCTGATGGTAATTCTTGCACGGATTGTCAATTGCTGGAGTTGGGCGCATGTTGCCCAGACCAAAGTTCTGCAACCGAATGTTATGAAACAAACCAGCAAATATGTAACGGAAGGGGTGATAATTTCCAAGGCAATGGTACTATATGTGGTGATGGTAGTGTGTGCGATGAACCAGTTTATGGAATGTGTTGTGACCATCGTTTCGGTACAATATGCGAACACCCATGTGGTGCAGGTTGCCCTATAACTTGCTTCGACCATGTATTAGAGGTTGACTGTGTGGGATGGGGAACAGACTCAAACATAATATGGCGTCCTAATGAAGTATGTGCAAATGATTGTCCTTGTAACGATTGTGGTGCATGTTGTTGGGGTGATTGTGAAAACCCAACGGATTGCACAGATACATTGTCACAATGTTGTCCTAATGGTGGTACATTTAATGACACGCATTTATGCCCTCCAAATGGACCGGAATGCTTTGCGGAATCTTATAGTGGTGCATGTTGTATGCCAGATGAAACATGTGAGCAACGAGGTAGTGAGGATGAGTGTAAAGGTGCAGGTGGAACTTGGCTTGGTTGTAACAGTTGTTGCAATCCAGACTGTAATGGTAATAATGAACCAGGAACTGACTGTAATGACATAACAATTGGTCGATGTTGTTGGCCTTGGGGTGTTTGTGAGGTGGGGATTGTAGACACTGTTTGTTATGACGGTGGTGGGACTTGGAATGATGCAAATACTTGTGATGGTATTACCTGTCCACAAATGTATTGTTGTAATAATGATTGTCCATACTCATGTACTTTAATTGAAAATTTAGGAGATGTTTTATCGTGTGGTGAAGTACCACCCGCTAGTATAGTTTCAAATTGTGATGATTGTGTCAATACTTGTTATGGTTCTTGTTGTCATCCAGAAATATCTGAAACTGGTTGTATTGTATGTACTGAAGGTATATTACCGGCCGAGTGTTATGAATTAAATCATCCAGGGCCGGTAAACCCTGACGATTGGTATCAAGGACCATGTGACCAACATCCTTTCTGCACATTATCCACAGGTGCATGTTGTCTTGGTGGTGATTGTTGTGGTACTAATTGTAATGATTATACCCCATCAGAGTGTTCAGCACTTCCTGCTTATAACTTTGAAGGATGTGGAACTCAATGTATTGATTTTACCGAAAGTTGTCCTGCTGATTGTGAGATTATAAATTGTGCTGATTATGAACCAGAAGACCAAGAATTTATAGACTGTTGTGGTGCGTGTTGCATTTCTGAACCAACTCTCTGGAAATGTTTTGGTGTTAATGATGGTGTCGATGATGTGGGTGTTACACTATCAGAGTGTGACACAATCGGTGGTACTTGGCACGGTGGTGGTAGTGTGTGCGATGGACAATGTTTAGCAATCGATACAAGTTGTTGTATTCCTATTTTAGAGAACGGAATATTACAGAATGGCGGAGAGTGTAGAAGTCCTGGTGAAATGCTACCTAATGGTACAATAAATCATGAAGTTGAACCGGGAACAAGTTGTGAATATCCATCAGGGTGTTATCAAAACTGTATAAACTATTGTCAGACAGATATGTATGGAACAGAGCATTGTGGAAGGCCTGCGTTGATGCATTGGGAAATGTCTTGTGGTGACTTGGAATCCGAAGGTGTTTGTAATTTTGGTGCATGTTGTTTAGAGTCAAACGACCATTGTGTTGACACTATTCAAGATTATGTTGATGTTGGGGATGGCTTGGGATGTACGGTATCAGAAAGTTTAATTTGCGAAGATATTTGTCCTGGAGAAGTTGGAGAGGTTGGATGTTGCAGTGGTGCTTCCGATACCGACCATGGTAGATGTTGTATTGGAATAGAATGTAAAATATTGACAGAACTAGAGTGTCTAGAGGAAATTATTGCCGCCGGAACTGGGATACCAGCAGACATGCTCGACGCTTCATTTACTACAGGTCAGTGTTGTGATAATGAAGGTATTCAGCATTGTATAGATGGAGTTGGTACATCTTGCAGTTCTTCTTCTGGATTCGCAGGTGAGTGCGAGCCAGGTGGAGGCCTCCACATGTCTGCAGCGACTGCAATTGCTATAGCAGGTGGGTGGTATCCTGGTTATCAATCGGGTTGTAACGAAGATGACGAGAGTATTGCCGGATGTGGTCCTAGTTATGGTAGATGTTGTTTGCGAGCATATGATGGTACTTGGGGGGACGAGGGTTTATGTCGGGAAACAGTTGATGCATTAGGGTGTTATAACTATTGTGTATCGATGTATGATGCTACAGGTCCCCTGTATGGAGAGCGAAGATGTGGTCCGCCGTTCGATACTGTCACCGAAGTCAATTGGGTTTTCATAAGAGTTACTGAATCTTGGGATGATTATGCTAACTGTATGGGGTGTAATACAAATCCCTCCCCAGATGATGGTCCTGGGGCAGAAAGTTGTAGTAGTTTTGGGTCTATGATAAACCCATGTACAAAGGATTGGGTCGTAAATGGACAGTTTTCTTGCGATAACATAATGGAGGAAGCACCACCACCAAATAATTTTGATTGTTGTGATATGTGTATCGAAAATGCAATTGTTCAACCCAGTAGTTGCCATTATGGTGCGGAGTATTGTTGTTGTGAGAAATGTCTGGATTGTGAAAAATTGCAAAAGTTGCCTGGTGTAAACTGTCCTCCCGGCCATCCTTGTCATGTAACAGAAAGTGGTTCTGGTGCGTGTTGTATTGGAAATGAATGCTCGACAACTCCTGATGAATCTTCTTGCAATGCTTTAGGTGGCACTTGGCAAGGCGAAGATACACTCTGTTCACAGACTCCCTGCGGGAGTTCTAGAGGAGCATGTTGTTGTACAGAGGAAGTTGGGGGTTGTGATATTGCGAGCGGACCTTGCACATGTCATTTGTCGTCAAGTCAAAGTGATTGTGAAGATAGTATTAGTGGAGGCACAACCTGTCAATGGAAAGGTTATGGAACATCATGTGGTCATAACGGAGAAGTTTGCTACAACAGATACCATTGTTGTTGTTGTAACACACATGGTGATTCTTTTTGTGAGAATGTTCCGCTTGGGGCGGAGCCTGGTGCATATTGTTCAACCGTCTATGGAATTTGCTGTGACTCTCAACCTGCGTATGGGCTTTGTCCAACAGGTTCAGATGCATGTGACTATTTAGATTGCGGATGGGCAACGGAGTGTGAGAATTGCTTCGACATGAACTGCGCGGGGCATGAAACACTGCATCAAACTTTTGAATATCTTCAACTTCCAGACGGAAGGTGTGAATGGATTGAATGTAGCAGAGAGGATGGTTGCCCATATCCTCTATGCACGAACGGAACATAAATAAAATGGAGATTCTATCTAGGAATAAAAAACAATGCCAGTAATCGGAAGTAGTTCAATAACACCAGACTTTAACGCAGTTGGTCCATCAGGTCCAAGTGGCGCTACTGTTGCTGGACCTACAGGTAATACTGGTGCAACTGGTGCAACTGGTAATACTGGTGCAACTGGTATTCATGTGGTGTCTACTAGTAAAAACTTTCCATATTTAAATTTAAACCTATCAGATGGTAGTGTTGTCCAAATAAAGGGTGTTGCAGGGATTACAGGAGCAACAGGGACGGTTAATGGGGTTAATCTTGGTGATGGTATCACAATATTTAGTACAGCGGGTAATGGTGTTACTGGCGCCACACTGTGGTTTAGAGGAATTACTTCGGATGGTTCTGTTTCGATTTATATTTCAGAAGACAGCAATACTATTGCAATCAGTGGTGATAATAGTAAACAAGGAGGAACTGCTGGCACACTTGCTACAGATAGATTCTTATATCTCTCTGAAGGTGGTACTGCAAGTGCATCGGGTTTAACTTTCGAGTCTGGTGGTATAATGTCATTCGACAATACTGCAACACTAGACCCAGAAGAAAATATTATATTTGTGCCATCAATAGAATCTATTGATTTTGTAGGGATTACTGGTGGAGAATATATTAGTAGTGGTGAAACTGCCGGTGATGGAACAGGAATTCAATTAGAAGTTAGACATGCTTCTGTATATAAAGTCAGCACTCCAATAGGAATTGCAGGGTTCACTGGTGAATTTAATTCAGATGAAATCTTTAGTTTTACACTTGTTATTGAAAGCAACGACCTATGGGACTGGCCTACAAATGTTTACTTTGACGAAGACGATGCATACTTCTCTTGTGCAGAAGACATTATAAATTTCATAAGCAATGATGGTGGAGTTACATGGAATGCATCATTCACTGTTAGAGGATACGGAGTATCTCATGGAGATTGCGATGGTATAATAAATATTGGTTCTTGTTGTTATATCGATGACCAAGGCGATAATCAATGTATAGAATATACAACAAAAGAAATATGCGAAGAAAAGAATATGGCAGTATGGAGTATGCTTTCTGATTGTTCGGGAAATTGTGGTGTTACTGCTGAAGGAATTTGTTGTAGTGATGGTGGAAACTGGGGAAACTATATTGGAACTGGTGTTTGCATCGAAGGAAAAGGTTTAGCAGAATGTAATTACTTTGGTGGAAGTTTCTGGGAATACTTATATTATGAAGATGCAGAAACAGAAGATGGTGCATGGTATTTAAAAGAACTAGAAACTCCAATACCAATTAATTGTTACAGCATGGAAGATTTGTGTGCAAGTCCTTGTGAAGAAGAATGGGTTGCTTGTTGTGTAGATGGTGTTTGTGTTGGAGATAGTGCAGGTTCTAGTGAACTTGGTGCAGTATCGTCTAATATTTGTAAATATGTTTTGGGTGGTGTTCCAATAGAAGGTGGTATTTGTGAAAGTGTTGATTGTTGCGACCATAGTATTGTGGTTGGTGCATGTTGTCTTGAAGAAATAGAACAGTGTCAAGATGTCACAAATCAAGTATGTTCAGGCCTTGGTGGTATATTCATGGGACCTGGAACTGATTGTGAAACGGACATTTGTTGTTTTAATAATGAAACAGGAATTTGTTGTTTAAATGCTTCACAGTGTAACTGTTGTGATTCTCCATTAGAAACACAAAATAACTGTTGTAAAAATTTAACATTCTCGGAGTGTGAATATGTTGGTGGTTCATGGCACGCTGGAACTACTTGTCCAACAGGTTCAAATGCAAGTTGTCAGTGCGGTAAATCAGATGTTTGTTTTTTGGGTACTGGTGCATGTTGTACTAATGGGACTTGTTCCGAAACTGACGAAGGAGGTTGTGGTGGTGATTTTCAAGGAAGTGGTACATCTTGTGATACAACTTCATGTGGTGGTTGTTGCTGTACTTGTGTGGATGGTGAGTCAGTTTTAAATGATGGTACAGCAGATTCATGTCAGGCTGCGGGAGGTTCGTTCTCCAATACTACATGTGAAAATCTACCAAGTGATTTCTCTTGTTGCGCTGGTTGTCAAAGTAATGCAGATTGTCTTTTTGGAGGAATGCAATTCTGTTGCGAAGAAGGGGTATGTGAAATATGTCCTGGCGAACTTTGTAAAAATGATGAGAATTGTCCTCCAGGAAGTTGTTGTTGTGACGGGGTATGTGGTGACTTGAAAGATTCGGGAATTCCTGGTGAATGTATTGCTTGCAATGGTGGTGGAAGTTGTCCAGGTGCATGTTGTGTACTTCCAAATACACCATTAGCACATTGTGCCCACACGACTGAAGAAGCATGTGATGCTGTTGGTGGTGGATTTCATGGATGCGATAGTATATGTGATTTCATGACAGCATGGCAATGTCTTGAACAAGCGGATTATTGTTGTTGCTGTTGGGCAGGTGGTGATACATGTATGCCATTTTGGCCACAGTTTGATGGTATGTGTTCGGGTACTTGTTATACGCCATTTGCGCCTCAAGAGTGTGAAGATGGACCGTGTTGTGAAAGTATAGATGAAAACACTCCAATATGGTTGAGAAGTGTGCATTACAGATGTTGCAAACCCCAAAGTGGTGCAGGTGATATTCCAAACTGTAATGGGTGTCTTGGTGATTGTGACAATAATATTGGAGGAAAGTGTTGGCCAAATGGTTGCACTACTTGCGAATGTGAAGACATGTGCGGTTGGACATGTATTGATGGTGATTGTGTCGAGGAAAGATGTTGTGGATTCTGGCCTACATGGTGTCCCGGTGGTTTCTATTGTGGTGAAAAATGTTGTATGAGTCACCAACAGTGTTGTGGGACAGCACAAAGTCTATGTTGCCATGAAGAATTAGAACATTGTTGTTTTAGTGACTGGTTTGATGGTGCAGATTGGATACCGACCAAGTGTTGCAAGATGGGAGGTGAGTTCTATCCTATATTGGAGAATCCGTGTGATGGAGATGCGGTTGACTGTGGTTGTCAAAATTGTGAGTATGAAAGTGGATGCAATGCTTGGGGTGGTAATTGGGATAGTGATTGTGGTACTGGACCAGAAGAAGGGTGCTGTTGGTGCAGTCCGTGTGAAACTGTAGAAGGTTGCCCTGGTGATTGGCAAGGTGATAATGTTGGTGGTCCTCCACCTCATGGTGGATATTGTGATTGGGGAGCATGTTCACTAAGTGGTGTGTTGCCTCCAAACGATGAATGTTATATAACAGACCATAATACTTGTGATGTTGACCAAGGAGTGTGGACTTTTTCTGCTAATTCTGGATGTAAGACTTATGTCCACCAAGCAGGAGAAAGTTGTTGCAAACATGAATGGTCTGATGGTAACCCAAAATGTTGTAAGGATGCAGAATACAATAGTAGTGGGGAAATTACAGATGCAGGTGAGCAATGTTGTTTGAGTCTTACTGGAAAAGAAAAAGAATGTTGTAATTTGCAGGGTGAAGAAGGAAATCCACCCGAAACATGTTGCCCTGGTTTTGGTGAGGTAAATTGTTGTGGTTATGAAGAAAGATGTGATTGTGAAGGGGTTTGTGAAATTGTTGCATTAGAATGTGGTAATGCGAAGGGTTACAACTGTGTTGCATATGAGTGTCATGCTAGTGGTGAACCCAAACTTGGACACGAACATGAACCAGAATGGTTTGGGCAGTGTTGTACTGCTTGGGCAGCGGTGTGGGACTGTCCTGGAGGTGATTACCCCGGCCAAGGAAGTTGGGACGATGACCCCGAACAGGAAGGTTGCACATTTACTGGTGAATGGAAATGTTGCCCCTATGTAAAAGACTGTGAGGGTATTGATATGGCAGCGATAGGTTATATCAACGGTGAAGACTGTCCATGCGTTTATCCAAGAACCGCAGGAAGTGGTTATGGTTGTCAACCCACATGGAACGGTTGTGGTTATACAGAAAATGGTCCTTGCAGTGACTATCCCTATGACAACCACTGGTCATGTTGTGGGGGTACTGTCACAATGAAAAGAATGGATTGTTGTCCACAGATAGGAGAATGTAAAAACACTTGTGCTTGTGGCGATAGTGACCAGCAATGTCAAAGTGAAGATGGATATCCACACTGCTCTTGCACTGAAAGTACAGGAGTAAATACTTCGTTTCATCCTTCATACCCTGATACTGGTTGTTGTAATGGACAATGTTTTGATAATCGCGAAGGGGGTTCACATCCACCAGTGTGGAATTGTGGTATCGAATATCGCGCATGGTGTTGCGGTACTGGTTCAACTGCGATTCTATGTGAAGCAGGACAAAAATGTTGCGAAAAAGCAATTTGGGATGAGAACGGAGAACTTGGGTATCAAGGTTTTTGTCATGATTATGACGACTATTGTGAACCAAATAGAACTGAATGTTGTCTGAATGGAGAATCTTACTATGACCATTGGATTGGTGGGGTGCGGGAATCTTGTTGCGCGGATGTGTGTAGCATTTGCTGGGACAACCCAGACACCGCGTTGGTTTGTATGGCAAACAATAGTATTGTATCCTCTGGGGACTGCGATGCCAGCGATTGTTGCTGTTGCGTGGATGGGGGAACACAGGCTTGTGGACCAGGACAGCAGTGTTGTAATGTAGGCGACATGGATAGTCCTGGTCAGAAATGCTGTAATGACAATGGTGATGGAATATATTGTTCGCAAATATGCGACTGTAAGGGCACACCAGATGGACCATCTTGCACTATGGGATGTATGTCAGACATTGGTAAAGATGAACACATTTGCTCCTGTTGTGAAGCAGAGTTTGGAATCACTTATATACCTGATAGTGCTGAAAGAAGTATTAATCAACCAGCAATTGCACCAGACAAAACAATCAACGACCCATCTATGCCAGATTTTATTCCATATTATCATAGCACAAAAGAACCAATTGGAAAAAATGAGGGTGCATGTTGTTGGGGTGAAGTCAGGCCTCACGGTCATCAGCAACATTGTAGGAACTGGACTCGCGAACAATGTGACGGTACTCTTGGTAGATTTTGCGGTGAGGGAACTGAATGCGTTACATATGATTCGGGTGGAATACCACCATCATGTCCATGCAAGCCTAGTGATGTGCCTAAGACACCAAGTTCGATAAAAAATAACTCATCAGAAGGAATTGGTAGATATCTGGTGAATGGATTATGTCAAGAAATGTATTGTGAAGGAAATTGTGAGTGGCCTCGATGTTAATGATTATAAATAATATAAAGGAAACTATATGAGTATTCAACATAGGTCTAGAATTAAATCTATTGCAGACTACACCTCGAACGCAAATAGTCAAGGTGCATGTTGTTACGCTCGCGCAGAAGGTCCAATTCTTGAATTTTATAATACCTGTGTTGCTAATGGTGGTCATTGGCAACCTGTAGAAAATAATGACATCACACAAATTTCATGCCCTGATTTGGGTGCAACTGGTTGTTGCTGTTCTTGCAGTTATGTAGATAACTGGGGAGAGGGAGCGGTAGGTGGAGCAGGTGGAAACGGATTTTTTGATACCTATGACGAAAGCAGTCAAAACTGCGAAAATATCAATTATGGAAACTATACTTTCCCTTGTCATCAAGGTGGTTTACAAGACAATGTAACTTTTTGCGAATGTTCTGACAAAGGTGGTGTGTGGGCGCAAGGAATATCTTGTGGTGCATATACAGATATCGTACCTTTAAATGACGACCCAAATGCTCCAAATGCAGTAAGAATTGGCGCACATATGTTATGCACGAAGGGTGGAACAATTCCCGATGTTAGATGGCCTGGTGCATGTTGTTCTGGTATTACTTGTGATAGTACTTGCTCTCCAAAAGAATGTGCAGTTATTGGTAATTCTCATGGAGCAACAGGAGTTAGTTGGAATCCAAACCACTATTGCGTTCTACCATACGGTAATGGTTGGTACGACCCTGATGAACAAGGAGATGATATTGTTCTGCCGTTATGTGATAGTGAACAATATACAGAAGGAGAAAGCAAAGGATTTTATGAAAAGGATAAAAGAAGTGGTGTTTACATTGCAACGGGCGATATAAATGCTTTATTGCTTGATAATTATTCTGATACTTTAAAATCTAGTTGCTCATATTTAAAATCCAAAGAATTAGTTTGTAGCAGTGAAACTAAAACTGTATGCGATGAATATAAAGGTATTTGGTCTGGTTATAATAAAGACGGAAAACAAATAGAATGTTCAGATACAACTACCACAGATATACAAACATATATGACAAATAAAAACAAAATACCAAGAAGTACTATAAACACTTGGAAACTTGGTGATAGAGTTTTGGGTCAAGGTAGATATATTGGTGAATTTATTATTGCAGATGATACACACAGTCCAGGTAGTGAATGTTTTGGTACATCAGAAAACACAGGCATATGCTATCCGTATTATCCAAAAAATAATGATAATACTAAAAACTCTAATAAAACATTTGCTATAATAATTGCAGAAAATGATTTTGGTGGTTCGAGTCTGGCATATGAACCAGATTTAAATTCTTCTAATGTATTGAGCAGTTCTAATTGGGATTCTTGGTATAACCATTCATACAATAATCTAAACTTAACAAAAAATATTAATAGAACATATAATAAAAATATTTGGTGGAATTGGAATATAGCATCAAAAGATTTATGGGGATTCATAGCAAATCAGATTAATGATTTGGATTTTATTTCCAATACAACGATATCTGATGATACTCCAAATTTCCCATACACACCTTTACAAAAAAGTAATGTTACATTCTATTGGACATCTACTTTTGAAACCAGTTTTGATTATGGAACTAAAACACAATTAACATATTGTCAAAGTTTTGGAGATTCTCCTATGGTTGTTTTGTCTAGACGAGATAATAAAAACAGAGCGAGAGCAGTTTTAGCACTTTTAGTGGTAGAGGATTAATCCTAATAAATATACTTGACAATATTAGTATTTGTTGTATAATATTATTGAATTCTTAAATATGGAGATTTAAATGTCAGAAGAACAAAAGAAATTTAGGAAAGTACCTATCGACCCCAACCACAGGGGATTAAAGAAAAAATTGAGCATGGTTCAAAGTTTTGCAGTGGCTCTTGCTTCTAGAAACATAAACAATAACAAAATTAATAAACCTATTAAACAACTTAGAGTTTTAAGTTGTTTTGGCAACACAGAAAATGGTGGGGAATTGCCTCCCTGTGAATACCTACAACAAAGTGAACTCGACCCAACCAAACACATATGTGGTGGATGCGGGTGTGGTGATAGCAGTAGAACCTTTTTAGTAGCAAATGCAGATGAATATGGTAAATTAGACTATCCAAAATTATCTTGTCCCTTGCAAATGCCAGGATTTACAAACTATATTGTAAGTACCCCAGACGAAGCAGAAGAACCTGTTACCAGAAAATATTACATTGAAAATATTGACTATGATAAAGTTCAAGAAGTTTCTGTGGATATCGGGGAAGAAACACCAAAAGACGATACAAAAGAAGAATCTTAAACTAGTAACATATCATCTTGCTCCTGATGCTTTTATACATATATTGTAGAATTTCTATAAATATAAGCATCAGGAGTATTTTAAATGGCAAATCTTACTAGTAGAGATGAATTAATCGATTATGCTCTACGAAAATTGGGCGACCCAGTAGTAGAAGTAAATGTCGATAGACAACAGTGTGAAGACCGTCTTGACGAGGCTCTTTTATTGTTTGCTGAAAGACACCATGACGGCACAGAAAAAGCATATTTCAAGCATCAAATAACACAAGCAAATAAAGATAATCTGTATATTGATACTAATGATTTTGGTCCAGTTAATGGACTGACTGCTGATGTTGATGCTCCCACAGGAGCAGACATAGTAAGTGTTACCAAAATTTTTCAGTTTGGAAATTTTGCCAGCATTGATATGTTCGATGTAAGGTATCAAATGGCTCTAAGTGACTATTTTGGTATTAATAGAGGACTAGGATATAATAGTTCTATGGGTCTTGCTAGATATGATTCTACTAAAAGATATATCAATATGATTGAAGACTTTTTTCAACCAGAAAGAATGATTAGATTTAATAAGGTTAGAAACAGATTGTTTTTAGATATGAGGCCAGCAGACCTTACGGTTGACAGATATGTTGTAGTAGAAGCATATGTTAAACTTAAATCATCCACCTTTTCTGAAATATTTAACGATATTTGGATGAGGAAATATACCACAGCACTTATCAAAAAACAGTGGGGTTCTAATTTATCAAAATTTGAAGGGGTTCAATTGCCTGGTGGAGTTTCATTAAGAGGAGGAGAAATATTTGCAGAAGCAAACGAAGAAATATTAAGACTTGAAGAAGAACTCCAATTAACATATGAACTACCAATTAATTTTGATGTAGGTTAAAGGTTTTATAAATGGCTCGTAATCCACACTTTAAAGAATATTCTGGAGAGCAGAATGTAGTAGAAGACCTTACCATTGAAACTATTAAAGCAATGGGTAAGGATATGGTTTATATTCCTAGAACTTTGGTCAACGAAGATAAACTCTTTGGGGAAGACCTTATTTCTAAGTTTGATGATGGTTATCAATTAGAAATGTATATTGCTTCTGTTGATGGATTTGAGGGTGAGGGTGATATACTTTCAAAGTTTGGATTAGAGATTAGAGATAGAGTAGAACTTATAGTTTCTAGAAAAAGATTTGAACAGACTGTAGGGGATTATGAAAGCATTACAAGACCAAAAGAAGGTGATTTAATATTCTTTCCGTTAAGTAAAACTCTATTTGAAATAAACTTTGTTGAGCATGAGAATCCATTCTACCAATTAGGTAAACTTTACACATATAAACTATCATGTGAAGTATTCACATACAGTCAAGAAGAAATCGATACTGGATATACAGATATTGATACAGTAGAAGATGTAAGCAAGAAGTTTGCAGTCACATGGGATTTGGGAACTAGAGTTAGTAGCAGTACATACACTAATTTCTTTGAGGGTGAAACCGTATATCAAGTATCTGGTGTCACAGGTGCAACTGCTGAACTTGCCAATGCAACTGCAACTGCCGTTGTTACTGATTGGGATTCTACACTAACCAAACTAACAGTTACAAATATTGTGGGTACTATTAATGTTTCTGCTTCAGAAACAATTAAGGGTGCAGTATCTAGTGCAGAATATCCAATAACAACATCCACCACAACCACTCTAATTATACCAAACGAACCAGAAGATACTAAACCAATTGGTGATAATGAAGATATCGAACTGATTCGTGACCAAGATGATATATTTGACTTCACAGATACAGACCCTTTTAGTGAGGGAAATTTCTAGGGTACACTTTTTATATATACAGTATAAGGAGATTTAAAATGGAAGAAAAATATGGATTTGTTTATATTTGGTATGATAGGAAACATAAGAGATATTATATTGGGTGTCATTGGGGAACAGAAGATGATGGATATATTTGCAGTTCTTCGTGGATGAGGAAATCACATAAAAGAAGACCATCCGATTTCAAACGAAGAACATTAAAACGAATATATTCAAATCGGCAAGAATTATTAGATGAAGAATATAAGTTTTTATCTATGATAAAAGATGAGGAGTTGGGGAAAAGATATTATAATTTAAAAAATCATAAAAGTGTTTTTTGGCATGCC